AACGACTTGGTTGAGCGCTCCAGTGAGAGCCTCGAACGTCACGATCGAGACCGCCATCCACTTGTCCGGATTCGCCTGTGGATCGTTGTTGGCCTCAAGGACCACCGTGCCGGTCAAGCCGTCCGAGATGACCTGAAAGGAGCCTCCGTTGAGGTCTTCGAAGTCCATGCCGAAGCCTTGGATCGCTGCAGCTCCCGAGACGTCTCGATCGATCCCGGAGTCCAACCGTCCCATTTTCTCTCTCCTTCACGTGGTACGCGCCACGATCCACCAACCGCTCGCGCCATCGCTCATCAAGACGAGGCCCGCGCCGGTTGCGTTGATCGCGATAGGAGTCGTCACGCCCTGCAGCGTGTTGCCGGCGCTCGGCGCGACGCTGACGTTGCTGCCGGCGACGTTGAGCACGCCGACCTGGCCGTTCTTCTTGGCTGCGGCCGGCGGCAGGGTCACGATGCCGCCGCCCGCGCCCATGCGCACGTACTCGCCGTAGGCAGCTTGATGGTTGCCGGTCTGCACGGCGCCGGTGAAACCTGGCGAGCCTTCGACGATCAACCGATTCGCTTCTGCGACCGGGTCCGTCTCGAGGCGGACGCCGGCGCCCCGGATCGCGAGCTTGGCGTAGCGCGGGAGCGTGATCTCGACCTCGCCTGTCGCGTCGATGAGGTCCTTGACGCCGTCGATGTCGTCGAGCCAGTCGGACATCTACTTGATCCGCGCCACGGAGAGATAGCCGGTCGCGATTGAGAGAGACGTGCTGCCCGTTCTCACGTCGATGGCGTCGTTCGCAGCTAGCGCGTACACACCTCCAAGGGTGATGTGCACTCGGCGCGGGCTGCCCCCGAAGGACGATGCCTCCGAGGCGACTTGGTAAAGTACACCGTTGATGCGCAACTCGGCGGACGCTGGGTCACCTTCGGCCCCGCCGAGTACGAGTTCCCCCGAGATATGCGCGTCGATCAGATAGAGCGCCGCAACTGGCACCACGACCGCGTCGGCGACGATCGTTAGACCCTGCGTCGCCTGAAGCGTCAGAGGCACCTTGGTCGTTGTACCGACAACGCCGCTAGCCAGCAGGTAGCGACCAAATTGCGTCGCGGCCTCGATGGCATCGAGCCGATTCTTTTGCTGCCGCGTGCGGTTTGCGAGCCCCTGCAATCCGACTTGAAAAACAGCGCCGTTGGCGGGATCGCCATCGTTCGGCGCCACGATCGGATCTGTAAAGGTGCTGGTATCGGTGAGGTTGACCGTCATCTATTGGACTCCGACGTAGACATGTTCGCCGCCGATCACGAGACCGGGCTCGCCGATGATGTGGCCCGTGCCGATCGTCCAACCCGTGAGCTCGAAGACGATCGCGGGGCATCGCCAGTGCCCTGGCTTGAACTTCTTCACGATGAGCCGCAGCGCACGCAGCTGCGCCGAGGTGATCCCTTGCGGGCCGATGGTGGTGCCGTCGCCGACGATGAACGTTCCGATCAGCGCGCCGGCGCTGGTGACCGGATGCATGCCGGTCCCGAAGAACACGATGAACTGGCTCCACGAGCTCACGCCCAGCCAGTTGTACATGTAATAAATCTGCGCGTTCGGGAAGCCCGCCGCTGCCAACTGCCCGAGGATGCTCGTCTCGTCGCCCGCGTAGGGCCAGTCGGTCCACGCGCGCTGCAGGCGCGCATGGTATTGCGCCCACGTCTCGGTCGGATATCTCGGAAGCGAGAGCTCCTCACCCGCCGGACCGAGCGCGTCGTAGGCGGGACCGTTGCCCTCGCGATCGCCGATCCAGAATGCGCGCACCGCTTGGCGGCTGCCCTCCGCGAGTCGATCGAAGAGGAGCGCCATGGCTCCGAGGAAGCGCTCACCAGCCGCGCTACGCAGCACCCGCGGCGCGATGCGCGCGGCGTACTGTCGATAAGAGTGGCGCGGCATCAGGACTGCGCGACGACGGGGATGAAGGTCCAGGTCCCTTCGACGACCAGCGCGAGCGTTCCAACCGACATCGTCGCGAACGCGGTGACGACGGTGCGCACGCCTTCCACGGCCTGCAACACCTCGACGACGTCCTCACGGGTGACGACGTTCTCAAGGCCCGGTCCATACGACCAGCCGCCGATCGGCGTCTTGCGTAGGAACTCGAACATGGCGTCGTACGCGCGCGACTGGATGGTCGCGCCGCTCAAGTTCGGGTCGTGATAGAGCGTGGCCGTCAGGCTGAGGGGCGCGCGCGTCGGATGGCGGTTGGCGACGCGCGAGGTGTTGTTCGGCCAGGGGTCTGCCCAGGCCGCATCGGTCTGGAAAGCGCGCTCGGAGAAAGCCAGTTGAATGGCCTCCATCTCGGGAACGCTGAGCAGATCCGTCTCGGCGGCGCTGTAGACGTCGATGGTGCCAGGCCCGCGCGGGTTCTGGTCGCTGACCTTGACCTTCTTGGCGCCGGCGTCGAGCGCGATGTTCTCGTAAGACTCGGCCACGAGCTCGACCGTGAGGCGCGCCCACTGGGTTTCGTTTCGCCGCCGGAGGAGCTCGTCGGATTCCTCATCGGCGCCCGTGACCGTGTACCAAGGCGTCCCGGCGTCGTTCGCCACCGTGACGCCGGCGAGCGGCGTGAGTAGCCTGTTCACCGCATTCAAGGGCACGTTGCCCTGAGCGCCCGCGATAAGCGCGTCCCAGAACAGCGTGAGCGTGCTCGGCGCGTTCACACTGCCAGCCGGCAGTGTGCCCTCGGTGAGGTTGCGGAACCTGACCCCCGAGTCCGTGCTCGCAATGAGCTGGCCGACCTGGATCGTGTAGGGGATCGACGCGGTCGACGTGAGCTTGATCGGGCCCCGCGTGCGGACCGCGGGCACCTTGTCGTTCTGGAAGCGGCTACGCGAGTGCTCGTTCAGCGCGTCGCCGCTCGCGTAGCTGTTCGAGCCGAACTCGGCGAGCGCCTTCACCACCTCGGTCATGTCGCTGTGCATGATCGTGAAGAGCGTGACCAGCGTCTTCTGGATCCGGCCCTCTTGCCATCCGGTCGTGTCGAAGCCGAGTGACGTGAGCAGTTCGAGCAGCCGATTCAGCGACTCCGTGCGCGTCAGGGGCTTGCGAAGCTTTTCTACCGTGAGCATTAGGCCGCCTGCTGGAAGATGGGCACGCCGTCGACGAAGGCCGCCGCGGTGAGCTCCTCGGCGGTCAGCGTGAGCTCGAAGGGGCCATCGCTGTCGATGACGTTGATCTGGAGGTTCAAGCTGCTGTCGATGCGCGCGGCCGCGCAGCTCGCGTCCTCGACCTCTTCCTCGAAGAGGACCTGCTCGAGGACGCTCTCCTCGATCACCTGCTCGGGCACTGTGGACCCGATCAGCGCCAACACGTCGTAGCCGTAGGTCGGCGTGCCAACGAGGCCGCCGAGTGGTGTCGTCAGGCGCCGGAGAATCGCCTGGGCCAAGGCGAGCCTGCCTGTGGCCGTCGTGAGCGCATAGTCGAGCGACGTGACCCCAGCCAGGTCGCTGCCGAGCGGAGTGAGGCGCGTGCCGGGCACCACGAAGAGCGCCTGATTCCCGCTGGAGGGCGGAGCCGCGACGTCTGGCAGCAGGGTGTACTGGGCAATGACTGTCACGAAGCCACCAAGCCATCAGAGGCGACCACGTAGACGCGCGGGGGCGAAGGCCAGCCACCGACGCGCAGAATGCGGAAGCGGTAGCCGCCGGTGATCGCTTGCACAGTCGATCCCGCGTAGAAGTCGGCGAAGCCGTCGCTGTCGAAGACGACGTCCTTCGGCCGCTTCGTGGAAGGCGGCACTGCTTCGAACCGCACCGAGACGACCAGCGCGGTGACCGCGCGATCGTCCGTCACATCGAACTGCAAGATCTGCTGCCGGCCGATCGCGCTCGGCGGTGGAACGAAGCTCGCGACCACGGGCGGCGCGTTCACGTCGGGCTGCGCGGTGTAGGGCGCGATCACTGCGCGGAAATCGAACGGGTCGATCGTCGCGCTCATGCGCTGACCGTTGTAGACAAGGAAGTTCGCGAGCGTGTCTGCCATGGCTTCAGCTCACGCTCGGCACAGTGTTGTCCGGATATGGATAGACGTAGTTGCCGAGGTAGACGTACGCATCTGTCGCCGTGTTGGCTGTCGCCGGATAGTTGCGAGGCGGGCCCTTGGCGGCCACGAACGCCCCCATTCCCTTTATTCGCACCGATCCGCTGACCGTCCCGTTGTACCAAGGCCGTCCGTTGACGTCGCCACCGTCACCTATGTCGACGCCTAGGGATCCGTTGAAAGGGCCAGGGACGGCGACCGTAGTGTTTAGCGCCCAGATCTGCCCCGCAGTGCCGTAGCCGTACCAGGCTGAGCCTGTACCATACCCAATGAAACCGCAGGCAATGACCACCGGGTCGCCATCGGTAGCTGAGTAGGATCCGGGCGCCATCGGCTCGACAACGAACATGCCGCTCGTCTGCGTTGTGGATGAAACGATCGTCTGAGCGACGCCGATATAATAGGCACCGCTCACCGGCGTGCTTTGGACGACGATGTGATAGCGACGGGCAGCTCCGGCATCGAACCACGTAGCCCCAACTGGCGCAGCGTCAGTGCCGCTACCCAGCAGAACCTGCTCGTCTGTCGCGGTCGGCGTCGTCGTCGCGTTCAGAGCGCCGCCTATGAACTTGGCATTGGCGCTGTACTTGACGCGATACTGATTCGCGCTGGTGCGCTGAATACAATACTCGCGCCGGCCTCCTGGTTCGCGCAGCACCCACCAAGCACGCAGGTTCAGCCAGCCGCCCGCTCCCGCCGCTTTGACCGTGATCTGATCGCCGGTGGCGTTGTAGACCAGCGAGTCGCCTGACTTCGAGACGGTGAAGCCCGCCAACTTGGCCACAGCCTTGAGCGCAAAGGTTATGTCATCCGGCGCCCCGATGTTGTTGACGTCTGCAGACTTGGCCATCAACCCCTCATGACAGCCTGCATCGCGGCTATCGCGCTTGCGTCGTTGGCGAGCAAGATGCCGCCCGCGATGTGCTCCGCCGGTCCGCCGCCTGGTAGGCCTGCAGAGAGAAACGCGCCGAGCTCGCTACCGACTTGGTCCGCGCGCCCGGCGTAGAGGTAGTAATGAATTCCCGGCGTCGCGAGCAGCGCGCCGAAGCTCACC